GTGATTTAGAATATTTTACAGAACTTGCAAAAACAACAAAAGAATGGACTAATGTTATTACTCGTTACCAGTTTATATTTCCCCTTTGAAACAGCATGAAAATTTACACCAAAATAAATTATAAGTGGCTAGATGGTCAGTTAGTGAAAACCTCTTCTAAGTCTTTTGAATATGAAGGAGACTTAACTCTTTGCGGAGGTGGAGGAGGTGGTGGAGATAAAGGTGGAGGAGGAGGAGGTGGAGGAACACTAGGAGCTATAACATCTTCAGTTAGTGATACTGTTACTGATGTTGTAACTGATCCAGTAGGAACAACCACAGATATTATAGGAGATACTATTACAACCGCAGGAGCATCTTTAGAACCTGCAGCAGGAGGTGTAGAAAATATTTTAGATCAGACTGGTGCTGCACTTGAAGAAGGACTATCAACAGGTGTAGAATCTATGGGAATGAATGATGGAGTTGCTACTACACTTGGTGATTTTGGTGATAAACTTAACGAAGGTGTCACAAGTTTTGGAGATAAGATAGTTGATGATAACTTTGAAACTTGGATCAATGAAGGTGTAGATAAAGTACACGATTTTGGTAAAGATGTTAATGATATTGTTTCAGATGAAATGGGTAGATGGCAAGATTTTGCACATGAAAAATTAGGTGCAGGAGGATCTAGTGGATCAACTGTTGAATTAGATAAACTATCTTCATTTAAAGCTAATAAGTTAAAGAAAATAAAAGCAGAGTTAGGTTCAAATACAGCTAAATCAAGAGCTAGATCATCATTACGAATTGGATAACTGAATGGACTATAATAAAAAAAAGAAGAAGCAAACAAAAACTTCTATAAATATAGAAGCTGAGTATCAAGAAGAAGGTGAAGTTAAAGCCAAATATGCAAGGTACTCAAGCGATAGAGATAACTACCTACGAAGAGGTAGAGAAGCTGCTTTGTTTACTATTCCTACTTTATTACCTGAACAAAGTTCTACTAGTTCTACAGACATTACTACACCCTTTCAATCTATAGGAGCAGAAGGAGTAAACAATCTAAGTGCCAAGCTCCTCCTTTCTTTGCTTCCTCCTAATGCACCTTTCTTTAGATTAGTAGTAGATAACTCAGAACTAGAAGCTCTTCTTGCAGAACAAAGATCAGAAGCAGAAGAAGGTCTTGCAAAGATTGAACGCTTAGTAATGCAGGAGATTGAAGTACGAGGATTAAGAGTTCCTATTTCTGAAGCATTAAAACAACTTATAGTTACAGGAAACGTACTTCTTTATTTACCTCCTAAAGAACAGATAAGAGTATTCCGTTTAGATCGTTATGTAGTTAAACGTGATTCAATGGGTAATGTTTTAGAAATAATTACTAAGGAATCTCTTTCTCCTTTATCTCTTCCAGAACAAGCAAAGGATCTTATCTCTGATCCTGAATCTGAAAATCCTACAAAAGATCATGATTTATATACCTGTATAAAATGGACAGGTAAAAATTGGATGGTTCATCAGGAGATTAATGATCAGATAGTTCCAGGATCAGAAGGAACTTTTCCTAAGAACAGGAATCCCTTCTTAGCTCTTCGTTTTACTCACATGGATGGAGAAGACTATGGACGAGGATATGTAGAAGAATACTTAGGAGATCTAAAGTCTTTAGAGTCATTAACTCAGTCTATTGTTGAAGGTTCAGCAGCAGCTGCAAAGGTATTATTCCTTGTAAGACCTAATGGAACCACAAGAGTTAAGACTTTAGCAGAGTCTCCCAATGGAGCTATAGTAACAGGAGATGATCAGGATGTTTCTTCTCTACAACTTGGTAAGTCTCAGGACTTTCAAGTAGCACAACAGACTATTCAGATGCTACAGACTAGACTTTCAAGAGTGTTCCTAATGAACTCTTCTATCCGAAGGGATGCAGAAAGAGTAACTGCACAAGAGATTAGATTAGCTCATCAAGAATTAGAAGTAGCTTTAGGTGGAGTTTACTCAGTACTATCTCAGGAATTTCAATTACCTTTGGTAGAACTTTTGATGCAGAAAATGCAGAAAGAAAACAAGATTCCTAAGTTACCAGATGATGGATTAAAACCTCTTATTATTACTGGAGTAGAAGCTCTTGGTAGAGGTGAAGATCTAAATAAACTAGGTATGTTCCTTCAACATCTACAACCACTTGGTCCAGAGATGATGAAAGAATTAAATGTTTCTGATTATATGACTCGTCTTGCTGGTTCTCTTGGTATTGATACTGAAGGATTAGTGAAGACTGAAGAACAGAAACAAGCAGAACAAGAAGCAGCACAAGCTCAACAAAATGCTATGATGAATCAGCAAATGATGGGTAAATTAGCTGAAAAAGCTACTCCAGAAATGATGCGTGGTTTAAGTGAAGGAGGTGGACAACAAGCACCACCACCCGAAATGACTAATTAACTTTTTAAAGAGGAGACTCACAATGGCAGAATTCCAACAAATAAGTACACATGAAGATGCTCCACCACCTGTAGAAGGAACTAAGGAGCATGAACAAGCTATGGTTCAACTTGCAGAAGAAGCAGGAGCCGTAGCACGAGAAGATGAACAACCATCATGGCTTCCAGATAAATTTGAAAGTCCTGAAGATATGGCAAAAGCCTATCACGAATTAGAAACAAAGTTATCCTCTAGTTCGGAGTCTGTGACGAACAGCGATGAGGGTACACCACCTCCGCAGACTCCTTCTCAAGAAAAGTTACCAAATATACAACAAGCTACACAAGCCTTAGCAGAACAAGGATTAGATTATAATAAATATTATAATGAATTTTTAGAAAATAGCACACTTTCTGAAGATTCATATAAAGAACTTAATGAAAAAGGTGTTGGTAAAGAAATGGTTGACTCATGGATTGATGGTCAACAAGCTATATCAAATCAAATTACAAATGTAGCTTATGATTCTGTAGGAGGTCCAGAACAATATAATGAATTAGTTAAGTGGGCTGGAACATCTTTACCACAGAATGAAATAGATTCTTTTAACAGAGCGTTAGAGAGTGTGAATCCAGAAGATAGTTTATTCGCAATAAAATCTCTCAACGCTCAATATCAAATGGCAAACGGAAGTTCGCCAAACTTATTGCAGGGTTCAACTGGTGGATCAGGAGCAGAAGCATTTACTTCATTATCACAAATGTCTGAAGCAATGAAAGATCCCAAGTACCAAACTGATCCTGCTTTTAGGGAAGAAGTAACTAGAAAACTAGAATCTTCTAACCTTATGTAATACGGAAGTAAAACATACGAACAAAATTATTGCCCTCTGAGGAGGATAACTCTAATTGAGAACGATGAAGATAAAGCCGTAACTTTAATCGTGCTAGGTAAAACTAGTAATCTTTAATCTCAATTAAATAAATTTTATGAGTGCAACAAATTATGTTAGTCAAAGGTCTGGACGAGTTAATGCTGATGCAGCAACTAGTTCTAGGGCGTTATTTCTAAAGCTTTATGCTGGTGAAGTAATGACTGCCTTTCAGACTAAGAATATAATGATGAACTATACGAGAACCCGAAATATTTCAAAGGGTAAATCGGCACAGTTCATTATGACAGGTAAGCACAGAACTGCTGCCTATCATACACCTGGAAATGAAATAATTCCAGCTGCAAGTGCGAAGCAAGCAGAGAGAGTAGTTAGTATTGATGATCTCTTGGTAGTTCACCAATTCATCCCTAATATTGATGAAGCGATGGCTCAGTATGATATTCGCTCAGTCTATACTCAGGAAGCTGCGTATGGTCTTGCAAAAGCTGCTGATCAGAACATTCTCAGAACGGCTATTAAAGCTGCCCTAACAACTAATAAGGAACGTGCAAATTATCATGTTCAAGATTATAATGCTTGGGATGATGAGGATTTCACAATAAATGTAGAATACTCTGATACAAACTTTGCTAACTCTTTAAAGTCTTCAAACTTCTTTGAAGGTGTTTTGGAAGCAAAGCGTATCTTAGAAAGCGCAGGTGCGCCTTTAGATGATTTAGTATGTATTGTTCCTACGGATCTTTACTATGCTTTATTTAAAGCTTCTACAAATGGTGAAGCCACCACAGCACTACACATGTTTAATGTAGATATTGGTGGTAGTGGTTCTGTTGTTGGTGCAGATATGCCTAATATTGCAGGTATTCCTGTAATTAGGACTCCTCACATGGGAACAGCTACTGCTTCAGCATGGACAGATTCTCTCTTCACTTCTGGTATAGCCACAACTGGTGCTGCTCCATTAGGTGCTGCAGAATCTAACCGAGCTACTGTGTATAATGTAAAAGGTACATATACTGCTGCTACAGCAGGAGCTAACTTAGTTGGTCCTACTGGTGGTACAGATGCTAATGGTGCTACAGTCCGAATGGATACTGAAGCAACAAAAGTTCGTGCCTTAGTTATGAACAAAGATGCAGTTGCTACTGTGAAACTATTAGACCTTTCGGTTGAGACAGATTATATGGTCAATCGTCAAGGAACATTAATTGTTTCTAAGTATGCAATGGGTCATAACATCCTACGTCCAGCAATGGCAGTAGCGTTGAAGTCCTCGCATATTGCATAATAACCTCGTGGGGTATAGTTAATCCTCTTGCTATATCCCACTTTTTGTAGAGGAGGCATAGTAGTTCTCCATACCTCCTCTACTCTTTCCTCATAATTCTATCCTCAAAAATATATGGCTGTTTCCAAGACTTCTAAACTAGATGCTATTAATTCAATGCTTATTGGTATCGGAGAAGCTCCAGTAAACACTTTGAATTCTGGTCTTCAAGAAGCAGAAGTAGCTGCCATAGTCCTCGATACTATATCTCGTGAAGTTCAAACACTAGGATGGGCATTCAATACTGATATACGATATACATTATCCCCAAACTCTTCTAAAAATATTGTACTTCCTTCCAACGCTCTCAGAGTAGATACCACAGGTTTAAAAAGAAGTTATACTACAGATGTTATTGAACGAGATGGAAAATTATATGATCGTACTAAGAATACATTTGAATTTGATGCTGAACTAGAAGTAGATATTATTTTCCTTTTTGATTTTGTAGAGGTTCCAGAAGTAGCAAGAAGGTATATTGCATTAAGAGCAGGAAGAAAATTTCAAGAAAATATTCTGGGTTCTAGTGAGATGACTCAGCAACAATGGAAGGATGAACAACAAGCTTTGTTTGCACTTAGAGATGCAGACTCAGAATCTGCAGATTTTAATATTTTTGATAACTATGATACTTACGCTGCAGTAGATAGAACTCAAGGTTCTCCTGTAAGTGTACTTGACTCACAACGAAGATTGTATTCCTAATTATGGCTTTAGTTTCTAGTTCTATACCAAATTTAATTAATGGTATTTCTCAGCAACCTGCTGAAATTAGGTTAGCATCTCAAGCAGAAAGACAAGTTAATGGTCTTAGTTCTGTTGCAAGAGGTTTAGAGAAACGACCAGGAACTGAACATAAAGCAAAACTATCCAGTACTGCAGAATCAGATTCTTTTATTCATAGTATACGAAGAGATAGAGAAGAAGAATATACTATGATTCTCAGTAGGACTTCAGGAGCATCTAAAACTCTTGAAATATATGATCAAGATGGAACTTCTTTACCTGTAAAAAAAGCTCCTACTGCAGATGTTAGTTCTGGAACTACTAATGATGTTGCATCTAGTGACTTATCTTACCTAGAAACAACTTCAGTAGCAAATAACATAGTAGCAACAACAGTAGCAGATACTACGTTCCTAATAAATAAAACAGTTATAGTAAACAAAGCTACTGCTACTGGTAAGGTTTCAGGAGAAGGAGTAGATGGAGGATGGACAGATGTTCTTCCGTTTAAATCATCTTCAGGAGCAACTTTAGATACTGGCTTTACACATGAAGGATTTATTTATGTAAAGCAAGGTGATTACTCAAGCAAATATGTAGTAATACTAAGTTTAGATTCTGAAAATGTATCAGGAGAACCTGCAGTATTATATAAAGTAGGTTATCAAACTCCTTCTTCAGTAGTAGGATTAAACCAAGCTCATATTGCAACTGTAAAGATTGCTAAGACATTATTAAATGCTACTGAATGTACAGGTACTACAGGAGATAATGGTTGGAACGATGCCGATATGACATCTACAGCTGCAGTAGAAGGTTTTGGAGGTCTAACTCCAAGACGTAATTTTGATGAAAATGGTATTGCTAGTGGTGCAACAGGTTTTGAAGGAGGTAATTATTACGATGGATTAAGTACTCAAGCAAATGGGTTATCTTATGCTACTGTAACACCTTCAGCAATAAGAACTAAATTTAAGTTTACTAGAGTAGACAGTACAAGTGTAATTAGAGTTCAATGTAAAGAAGCTTTTACCATTAAAACAATGGATTCAAAAGCTGGAAATTCTTTGATAGGAGTCACAACCGAATCAACTTCATTTAGTAATCTTCCAGCAGAAGGTATACCCAATAATTTTATAGTAAAAATTGTGGGAAATGCTGATGCCACTCAAGATGACTTCTATGTAAAATATGATTCAGAAAGTAAAGTTTGGAAAGAGAGTATAGGTCCAGCACAAGATTTAGGATTTGATACTTTTACAATGCCTCATCGTTTAATTAGATTATATGATGATACAGTTGCAAAAAATAAATACTTTCTTTATGAACCTGTAAAAGAGCTTCTAGCAAGTAATGGTGCGCCAGCAAGGTTTGGATGGTCTAGTCGGAAAGCAGGAGATGATGGTACAAATCCTTTTCCTTCATTTACAGGAGCAAAAATAAATGATATTTGTTTCCATAAGAATCGTTTTGGAATTCTAAGTGATGAAAATATAATCTTTTCAGTAGCAGGAAACTTTTATAATTTCTTACCTATTTCTGCTATGACTGCATTAGATAGTAATCCTATTGATATTTCAGTATCAAATAATGAAGTGTCTCTATTAAGACATGCAGCAGCTTTTAACCAGAGTTTACTACTTTTCTCAGATTTTCAACAGTTTAGTTTAAATAATTCTGGTCAGTCTTTTTCTCCTGCTACTGTGTCTGTAGATGTAGTAACTCAATTTGAAAGTACTGCAAAAGCTCCTCCTGTATCGTCTGGAAAGTTTGTATATTTTCCATTTAAACGAGGTGAGTATTCAGGAATTAGGGAATATTTTGTAGATATGGGAACTGCAGAAGCTAATGATGCTAGAGATATTACTGCCCATGTACCTCAGTATATAAAAGGTAATATAACTAAAATGGTAGTAAGTTCTACTGATCAGATGATTGCAGTCTTATCAGATGATGATCTTAAAAGAGTTTATGTTTATAAGAACTTTTGGGAAGGTCAAGAAAAAATCCAACACTCTTGGAGTCATTGGACATTTGATGGAGATATAATTAACTGTGCATTCTTAGGATCAACTTTGAAGTTACTTGTAAAGAGAACTGATGGATTATATTTAGAAGATATTAATCTTAGCTTGGATTCAGCAGAAGCAGTAATGGAAGATGAGACTGCGGTATTATTAGATAGGAGAGTAAAGCTTACTTATAACCAAACTGTAGCTTCTAATCTTCCATATAACTCTCATATTCCTTCTAATATGGTATATGTTACAGACAATGCAAGGAAGCTTACCGCAGTAGCAGATGTAAATGAGTATCTTGCTGCTCATTCTACTAATGTAGTCTATGCAGGAATCCCTTATACCTTTGAATATGAATTCTCAAGATTCATTCACAAAGAAAATGAGCTTCCAGTACAGACAGCAAAGCTACAAGTTAGAAATATTAATTTACTCTATAACAAAACTGGTTTCTTTAATGTAAAAGTTAATGTAACTCCAGGAACTATTTCAATTCCTGATCCTAATGTAATAGTTTTACCATCTTCTATTATAGTTAATACAGATGCAACAGTAACAGTATCAAGCACATTTAATCTTAGAGTAGGAATGAATGTATCAGGAGTAGGAGTTCCTTCAGGAACAACCATTCTTTCTATAACTGATTTAACTCATTTAGAACTTTCTGCGAATGCAACAAGGAGCAGTACTCTTACGCTAACATTTAATTCAGGAGCTATTGTATCCTCTACTCCTAGAACAAATTACTCTAAGAACTTCTCTGGAATGATAACTAATACCTCTTCTTTTGGACAGTATAAACTACTCTCTGGAACCTTTAAAAGCTCCGTTATGACAAATAGTTCTAACTGTAACATAATCTTAGAGAATGATGAATACTTGCCGTGTGCCTTTCAGAGTGCAGAATGGGAAGGTTTCCTACATGTAAGAAGCCGAAGAATGTAAAATGTACTACAAAAACCATGTAAAGCCTTTTGAAGTAGAATTTATAGATCTTCTAGCTGATAACATGTGTCCAGTAGATAAAGAAGAAGTATATGCAACATCAGGATGCTCTCCTAAGACAGCTTTACTTTCTTCAGTAATGCGTTCAGATCAACTAGTCTGTTACTTTGCTCAGGAGGAGCTTCTAGGGATCGGAGGAGTAGGTTTAGAGGCCAATGGAGATGGTGTTCCGTGGTTCTTGAGAACTAATCATTTTGATTCTTGGAAACAGAAGAACTTACGAAGCTTTCTGAGGTCTACAAAATCTTGGATTGAACACATGGGAGAAATGTATCCTTCAATGCATAACTATGTAGATACAAGAAATAAAGAGTCAATGACTTGGCTTAAACATTTAGGATTTAGATTAACAAATACTGTAGATAATTACGGATTTCTAAGAATTCCTTTTATTAAATTTGAAAAATATAACGGATAGATAATGGACCCTTTCACAGTAATGATGATAGCTAAAGGTGCGCAAACCTTAATGAATCATCAGGCTCAAGGTGCTGCTGCTGCAGCTCAAAGAGCTAGAAAGTACAAACAAGATTTAGCTACTAGACATGCTCTAAGAATTAAAGCTGGTTTTGCTCGTCAGTCTATTGCTGATACAAATTTAATGAGACTCCGTAATCGTGATATTGCAGCAGAAGCAGGAATTTCTACTACATTACAACGAATGAAAGCTACTGCATCTATGAAAGCTTCTGGAATGCCTGAAGGACAAAGTACAGATGGACTCCTACGATTAGCTCAGAGTGATATCCTAAAAGGAGAATCAAAATTCTTAAAAGATATGGAGATGAAAGCTTCTCAATTAGATTACAGAGATCGAGAAATACAGCAGGGAATGGATATGGCTTGGTTACAAGCACAAGGACAAATTGATAGTACTTCATATCAGAAAGGTCCTGGAATGGATAGCTTGATAATGGGTATGGGTGGAGCTGCTTTGGATGCATACACTTTTGATCAACAGGTAAGTTAATATGGCAGAAAATGTTTCTACAGCAAATTATGACATAAGAAGGTTTGACCAAACTGCTAGTGTTCCAACTGCACAGATTGATCCTAACTCTGGAATGGAACATGCTAAACATTTACAAGGTTTTGCAGATGCCATAGGAATGTTTGCTGATAAAGGAGGAAATGCTTACAAAGCAAAAATAAATAAAGACCGAAGAGATGAAGCTGAAGCAAGAAGAAAAGAAATTGAAGCAAGACAAGAAAAAAATAGAAAAGAAAATGAAGCTAGAGTAGAAGCAGAAAGAATTTATACTGAAACTGGTGGTGGAAAATCTTGGCAGGAGTTAAATGAAAAAGAAAAGACAGAAATTACTGAAGATTTTCATGGTCCTGATAAAGGTAAACCTATTCTTACAAGTACTGATGCTTATAGGGACAAAAAAACATTCGAAGAAAATTTAGCTTCTGGTGGTCTTATTAAACATGGAGAGAAAAGACGAAGAGTAGTTAAATCAGGAAAATCATATTTAACAAAAGACCAATCTCAAGATGATTACCTTAAAGATGCATACCAACAAAAACGTACTGAAGGAGTTCTTAAAAAACAACAAGCAGATTGGGATGTAGTAGCTCCAGATTTAGTTGATAAAGTATATGATTCATGGAGAGATCAAAAGAATCGTGATGATGGAGAAACTGATTTTACTAAATATGCTTCTGCAAAACTAGAAATATATAAATTAGAAAGAGCGCAAGAACATTTTCTAGGACTTCCACAATTAGGAGAAGCTCTTAAAAAGGTTCCTTTGAATGATAACAAGTTTCTTTCAATGGTTGCTTTAAGAAAACAAAATTATATAGATGAAATAAAAGATAAAGATATTCAATCAGGAATAGATACAGCTTTACGAAGTGGTAATCCAGATACTAATTTAAGTACACCTGAAAAAATTGATGGTCTTATAGATCATATTTCTGTTGCTACTCTTCCTGGAACAAATAAAAAAGCACGACTTCCTGATGGAACAGTTGTAAGAGTTCATGATAGAGATAAAGTTCAATTTCAACTAATAGATGATGTTGATAATGATGTTTCTACTGCAACTTCTTCTGATGCTCCTGTATTTAAAGTAATAGAAGCTTTCACAGGTAAAAATGCTGAAGCTGGAAAAAAGATATTTGAACGAAGAAATGGCATAGGAGACGCATGGAAAAAAACTGTTGCTGCTGCAATGAAGAAAAAAGTATCTCTAGAAGTTGCGGAAAAAAAAGCTAATACAGCTTCTAATAAAATTATACTACAAAAAGCTAAAGAAGCATCCTCCGAAGCTATAATAAGAGCATCTGCAGCTCTAGATTTTACTACTGTAGGAGGTCCGTTACACCAACAAGGTGAACTACAACGTATGCAAATAGATGCTGAAGGAAAAGTAGTAGGACAATTAGATAAACTACAAACATTACAAATAGCTTTAGCAAATTTAGATGGTCAAGTAGATAACTTTGCATACGCATCAATGAGTAAAGAGTCTACTGATATGCGATCAAAACTAGTAAATGCTATAAATGAATTAGATCCTGAACATACAGCTTTTAATGTTCCTGAGAGTCCTAGAGCAACAAAACTAAAAGGTGAGTTTATTGCTCAAATCTCTAAATTAGATGCAAAAGGATTAGAAGATATAAGAACCTCAGTTCATCAAAATCAACAACAGTTACCTTGGATGGTAAAGATGAAACATGCTGCTATTAAAACCCGATATGATGAATTAGATGCGGCTAGAGAAAGAAAAAAAGATCAATTAAATATATCTAAGTCTGAACAACAGTTAAAAGAGGCTGGAGAAAAGGAAACAAGTAGTGGATTAGCTCGTAAATATCGAGGAGAAATAAGAAATGAAGATGGAAATATA